TACGATGTCATGAGATTCTGGGAAAAAGCCTTCTCAGAGCAGGGTATAATTAAATATTTTATAAGAAATATTCTAGATTACCTCAATTTTAAGACAAATGAATACTTGTCGATCCTAACTAATAATCAGTTCTCTATACTATTCGATGAAGAGCTAGAAGAAACTATAACTAATAACCGTAGGAAGTTATCTTTTATATCTTTAAGTGGTGGAGAGAAGCGGAAAATTAATTTATCAGTTATGTTAGCTTTGCAGTCGTTGCTAACCCATACCTCTAAAGAACAATCTAATATAATGTTTTTTGACGAGATTGCTGAGAATATGGATGAGGACGGTTGTAAGGGAATACACAACCTGCTAAAAGCTCTGAAAGAAGAAGATAAAACTATCTTTTTAATTACCCACAACGCATATCTTAAGAGCCTTCTGGACGGATGCCAGATATTAAACATACAAAAGAAAAATGGTGAGAGTGTCATATTATGAAGATTAAGCAACTTAACGAACTTGGACAGAAGATTTTTGAACATCGTTACGCCTACCCAGGTGAGACGAAGTATACCGACCGCTGCAAGGTTATGGCAAAGCACATAGCCTCAGCCGAATCAGATTCTGAAAAGGAATCTATCGAGAAGAAGTTCTACGATATCCTTGCAACTGGAGACTTTGTTCCAGGTGGCAGAATTATTTTCGGATCAGGTCGCCAGAAGCAGAACATGCTAAACTGCTACGTCCTTGAGCCAGAGGATAGCGTAGATTCAATTGGCAAGGTTATTGCCGATATGTATAAGATTTCTTGCGCTGGTGGTGGCATCGGATTCAACTTCAGCAAGATTCGCCCAAAGGGTGACGATATCCAGAACATTAAGAACTCTGCTCCAGGTGCTGTATCTGTAATGCAGATGATTAATGAAATTGGAAATCACGTTCGTGCTGGCAAGAATCGTCGCACGGCATTGATGGCTGAGTTGAATGTTACTCATCCAGATATCGTAGATTTCCTTCACGTTAAGTTGGATCTTGGTCAGCTTACTAACTTTAACATCTCTGTAGCTATTACCAACAGATTTATTGAAGCATGTGAGAATAACGAAGACTGGTATTTCACGTTTAACAGCCGTAAGTATTATACTTACGAAATGACCCGTGTAAGCCCCAAGGGTGAGCGTGAGCAGGTTACTGGTATTGGTCTTGATGAGAACGATGCTGTAGAACGCGTAAAGCTGCACAACCTAAAGAACTACGGTGATACGTTTGAGAATGTATTCCGTAAGGATATTAAGGCTCTGGATCTTTGGAATAGAATCTGGGAGAACTCAGTTAACTCTGGTGATCCTGGCATTTTCAACATTGATCTAGCCAATAACTACACCAACGTATCATACTTTGAGCAGATGAATGCTACCAATCCATGTGGAGAGATTACGCTCCCACCATATGGTAACTGCTGCCTGGGTAACATCAATCTTGCTAACATAGTCGATGATGAGACTGGTGAGTTTGATTGGAAGCGTCTAGCTCAAGTAGTCCGCAATGGAGTTAGATTCCTTGATAACGTCCTTACGGTAAATCACTATCCAATCCCTGAGTGCAACGAGGTTGGTCAGCGTTCTCGTCGTATTGGCCTTGGCGTAATGGGTATGCATTACATGCTTATTAAGCTGGGTATCAAGTATGGCTCAGAGAAGTGCCTAGAGTTCCTTGATAGACTCTTTGCTACGATCCGTGATGAGGCTTACAAGGCTTCAGTTTACCTTGCTCGCGACAAGAAGCCATTCCCTGCATTCAATGCTAGATTGTATCTGCAAGAGAGCTTTGCCGATACGCTCCCAGCTAGAATCAGAATGATGATTAAGGAGCATGGTATTCGTAATGCCGTAATGCTCACGGTTCCACCTACGGGAACCATCTCAATGGTCCATGGTGTATCCAGCGGTATTGAGCCAATCTTCTCTGCTATGTATAAGCGGCGTTACCGTGTTGCTAATACGTGGGCTGAGGAAGTTGTCCTTGATCCACTATTCAAGGAATACATTGAAAAGGGCAAGGATCTTGGATTGTTCGTTGGAGCCTATGACGTAACTCCAGAGGAGCATATTAAGGTTCAAGCTACTATTCAGCGTTACATTGACAATGCTATCAGCAAGACGATCAATCTCCCACAGACTGCACAATGGGAAGATGTCTCAAAGACGGCATTGCAATATGCACCCTACCTGAAGGGCCTGACGGTCTACAGAGCGGGTTCAAAGGGTATGGAGCCTCTACAAGCCATTCCTCTGACGCAAGAGAACATCGCTCAATATGCGAAGCCTACACAGACAGCAGAAACTGCATCCGCTGAGGTTTGCAGAATCGGAGATAATTCCTGCGGGAGCTAACATGTCATCCTACACAATAAAGTATGAAAAGGGAGAGAGAGTAATTTACGAAGATGGTCGTAAACTTTCTCCCAAAGAGGTTAAAGCTTACGATAAGGAACGAGAAGAGCGTGCAAAAGAAATAACTATGCTTTGCAATAACTGCGGAAAGCATGGTTATTCTCTTGCAAAAAAGAACGGAGAGCCTAGAAAGAAGCAATGCCCAGAGTGTGGTGAGCAGATGGTTCAACACTTTAGTATCCTAGTTAAAAAGGATGAATCTCAAGTCCGTAGAAAGGTAGAGAGATTTAACCATTACGGAATGGATAAAGATCAAGCAGAAGCATTCTATAAGACCTCATTAGATAGATCTCAGAGAACTATTGATGGGATAGGAGGTTCTTCCCACTACAAGGCTGTAACTCCTGATATGGATTACATGGTTAAAACTGGGCAAGCGAAGCCGATGACGGACACTGAAGTTAGGCAATCTGAACAAATTAGAAAAGATGCAGTTGTAAAACACGTAGGAAACAAGAAAAAATTTAACGTAGGTCGCTCAAACAATTCACAATCATCAAAATGAGTTATTCATTCTCAGATAACATTCAGCGTGGTATTCTTTACCTTATCAAGCATGATCGGGACTTCTATTCTCAAATTGTAGGGCTTATCAAGCCTGAATACTTTGAGTTCCCATCTTATGCTTTTATCTTTGACCGAATCAAAGGTTACTACGATAAGTATAAGACTATTCCACCTGACGATATTCTTCTTGAAGATATTAAGAAGAGCATCCCCAAAGGCCAAGACTTTTCAGATTACGAGGATGACGTTCTACAGATCAATAATATTGATCAGTCTGTCCTTGATAATCGTGAGTTTGTTCTTGATCTAGTAGAAGACTACGCCAAGAAGCAAGCTATTTCTCATGCTATCAAAGAGAGCGTTCTTCTCCTTAAAGAGAATCGTATCGCTGAGATCGAAGAGAAAGTTCGGGCTGCAATGTTGGTTTGCCGAGAGGTCAATGTCGGTCAGATTTATTTTGATGACGTTGATGCTCGTTTCCATCGCCAATTCGATAACAAGGAAAAGAAGCGGTTCAAGACCGTATTTAATACCCATAACGAGTTCCTGGATGGTGGCTTGAGTGCCAAGGAGCTTGCTATGGTGATTGCTCCCCCAGGCGTGGGTAAGTCGCTATACTTGGTCAACCAAGGTGTTGCAGCCATCAAGGAGAACAAGAAGGTTCTTTATATCTCACTTGAGATGGCTGAGGATAAGATCGCTCAGAGATTTGATGCGATTCTAACTATGGTTCCAACTACTAGGCTTAAGGAGATTTCCTCAATGCCTACTGTTAAGGATCGTTTGACCAAGGTGAAGGCTAAGTATGCGGATTCAAGACTGATCATCAAGGAGTTCCCTACGGGACAACTTACAGTTAATCAGATTCGGGCACTGCTGGTTCAGCTTAAGCTGCACCATGATTTCGTCCCTGATGTTCTTATTGTTGACTACCTTGAACTTCTTCGCCCTAACCGTAACATCGACGCTGAATATCAGGCGCAGGAAAGAATTGCACAAGAACTTCGTGGACTAGCCATGGAGAATAACATCCTAGTCTGGACGGCAACTCAGACGAATCGCCAGGGTAAGAAGGTATCTACGATTACCGATGCAGAACTAGGCGATAGCTATGGTAAGATTCGTCCCGCTGACTGGGCTATCTCGCTCAATCAGACTCAGGAAGAATACGACAAGGGCAGAATGCGGGTATACGTAGTAAAGGCTAGAGACTCTAAGCAGCATTACACTATTCATGGTGCGGTTAACTATACTAATCTTACCATGGAGGAAATGAGTGCAGCAGAGGCTCAAAGTGAGGATGCCAGCGAATAATCTAATTCTCTGGCTACCCATGCTATAATACAGTATGCGATTTTACCCAAAAGAAAATCTTAGTAAGCTAGATCCTGAAGCTTATTTTGAATTAACTCAGGAACTGTCTCAAATCGACAAGAATGATATAGTTTCTGAGTTAATTAAGCATCCTTCCATCTATTCGTATTACAACGGATTGATGATCATGCAGAAGGGTAAGCTGGACAGATTAAATAATAATCTTATCCATTTCTACTCTTCTGTCCGCAAGGATGAATCCGATAGTAACCGATCCAAGGGTGGAAAGGCTACTGCGGTATACTTGGATGATTTTGTTAATTCCAACAACGAATACTTAGATTTTAAAAATAAAATTCAAGAAGAAGAGCAGATCTACTTGCTTTTGAAATCGGTTTGTGTTATGCTAGATCACAAGAAGGATATGTTGATTCAGCTTAGTGCGAACCTCAGATCCGAGACAAAACTTTACAACCATTAAAATTAAGGAAAATTTACTATGAATCTCAACGAACTCCGTAAGAAGCACGAAGAACTCCTCCAAGGGGGACAGCAGAAGTCTAGCTCCGGCAGCAAGCTGGAGAACTATCTCAAGGTCGAGCCTGGGAAGAACATTATTCGAATCCTGCCATGGAAGGACGATTCGAAGCAGTTCTTCTCGGAGGCTGTGATCCATCGGTATGAGTCCGAGGATGGCCGTATTCAGAACTACTACTGCCGTAAGACGCAGCAAGAGTCCTGCCCTATGTGTGATTTCTACTTCGATCTTTGGAAGATGCATAAGGAGCTTGGTCTTGCACCTAAGGTGAAGAGCAAGTTTGGTGACCTTGCCACGAAGATCAAGGGAACCCCACGTTACTATTTGAACGTCGTGGATCGTCGCCATCTTGAGGCTAACCCAGAGGATATCTCAGGTGCTGTTAAGATCTTCAGCACTGGTCAGAAGGTATTTAAGAAGATCATGGATGGCATTTTTAACTCGGACTACATGGACGAGAGCGATCCAGACAACACCACCGTCCTATCCGTCAAGAAGGGTAATGACTTCGTTCTTGAGCTAGGTAAGAGTGGTGAGTTTAACAACTACGATCAAAGCACGTTCCGTATCAAGAAGACCGCTGCGGGTAATGACCGTGAGGTTCGTAACTGGATGGAGTCGATGCACGACATTCATGCTCTAATCAAGATCGGAGATTATGATGAAGGAAAGAAGATTGTAGATGCGCTTCGGATCAGTGTTGATGGAGCGCGTGGTCCTCGTAAGAATGTAGATGAGGATGATGATCTTGGTGAGACTAAATTTAATAAGGAGTTGAAGGTATGAAGAATTTGTTTTTAGCTAGTTTGTTTTTTGTCGTGCCTGCTTGTGTATCGAATGATTCACTTGACGGGCTGAACATGACCACATCTGATTTCTTGATTGATCCTCCAGGTCTAGCAAGCCCAGATGTAACCGTTATCCCTAAGCAAGCATTCCCACCTGAAGTAGCGGAGAGTGAAAAGTTTAAGGGTAAGGAAATTGTAATTGCCCCAGATAGCTTAGTAAAGGCTGGGGCACCTAAGATTGATTTTATTATTAAGGAAGAAGAGGGTGGAATAGCTCTTTGGTTTCTAGAAGTAGGATCATTTTTAGCTGGAGTTGGGGCTACGTTTCTGCCTCAGTTAGCGATCCTAGAGGCCCTACTCACAATGCTGTCACGTAGAAAGCGTCAACACTATTCAGACGCCGCTAGAGCAATCCTACCGTCAAATGGTAGTGTAGACCTGAAGGACGCTCTTATCAGCGTTCTGAAGGCTCTTGGCTTGAAGCACACTACGCAAACGCCACCGCCCGCCCCACCTCAAGCTTGATGCTTGAGAACATAAAACCTAAAGTTTTACCCCTGTAAGAAAAAGGCCAAACTTACAGGGGTTTTTTTATTTACACACTATAATATCTAATATGTTCGACGGCAAGAAATTAAAGATATTAGTTGTAAATCCAAATCAGGGCGGATGTGCATACTACAGAAGTCTAATGCCCTACCACAAGTTACAGGAACTATATCCTGATCTTGTAGATATTAAGTTCGATGAGAATCCTCTTAAATTAGATTTAAAGACAGGTAAGTTTGAGTATCCTGGGGCAGAGTTGGGAGAAGCACCCCCTGATATGAAGTGGGCACATGTTGTTTTAATTAACAACATTAGTAACTTCGGTGGTCCTTATACTGCCAAGGTGCAAGAGATGGCGCATAAGGCAGGCAAGTTTGTTCACTTTGATACTGATGACTTATTAACTGAATTGTATGATGAGCATCATTTAATTGATGTTTATAAGAACCAAGGACTTAGTGACCTTACTAAACATCTGTATTACAATTCTCACTTAGTAACCGTAACCCAGGTTAAGTTCGCAGAGCGTATAAAGCCGTTTTGCCGAGGCATTCTAGCCATAGTGAAGAATGCCATAGATTATCGACTTCCTGGATGGAATGCCCCCAAAACCCCTTCAAGAGCCGTTAGAATAGGTTGGGCTGGAGGTATTCATCACAATCCAGATGTAAAGATATTCTCTGCTGTTCCACATCTAGTTAATCAGAAGGTAGGTAGAGAAAACGTGTTCTGGGACTTCTATGGAATGCCACCCCCACCTAAGGACGAGAAGGAGAAGAAGGATTGGCAAAACCAAGTATGGCACTTCTACAAATCTGAGCTTCTTAAGGGATTCAAAGGGCAGAGGAATTGGAATACTCACTATGCTGTTGGCCCTGCTGATTACGGGGTGTTCTATGCTAATATGGATATAGCTATTGCTCCACTTAAGATGAATGCTTTTAATGACAGCAAGTCTGACATCAAAGTAGCTGAAGCAGGAAGATATAAAGTTCCTGTGGTTGCATCTAACATTGGTTGTTATAGTGATGTCATTAAGAATGGACAAACAGGTTACCTGCTTGACCCAGATGCACCTAAATCTGAATGGGTAAGAATTCTATCTAAATTAGTGAAGGATCATAATCATAGAAAAGAATTAGGGGAGAATCTTCATAAGATTACTGAAGAGCTATTTGATGTTAACAAAGTTGTGAAACATAGATTGGATATCTATAAAAAATGCTTTGAATCAATGAGTTATAAGATAGATTAATATGATTAAGATAATAACTGGATTTTCTGGGCCTGGAGGTTCAACGGTTGCATTGGCTAATCTTTGCAATCTTTTTAATTCTAACGGATATGAATGTGAATTTTATGGCCCTACAGATTGGGTAAGAAAAGTATTAAATCCTGACAAATATAAAAAAATAAACGATATACATTTTCATAATTCTGATAAAATAATTTATCACTTTTTAAATTTTGGAGAACGTGTTAATGTAGATAAGTTTATATTATCTTGTCATGAAACTAATGTTTTCGAAATAAAGAAAATTTCGCCTAGTTTAAAATATGATAATATTCATTTTGTATCTAATTATCAAAAGAAATGGCAAGACATAGATGGATTAGTTATCCCTAACATAATAACTAAATACAATAAATCTCCTAAGAGAACACAAGATAAAGTTGCTGGAATAATAGGAAGTTTAGATGCTCATAAAAGGACACATTTATCAATACTAAGAGCAAAGCAGGATCCCACGATATCTAAAATAGAACTTTGGGGGCAGATATCCCAGCCTGATTACTTCTGGCATGAGGTTATGCCTCTATTAGATGAAAATATTTCTTATCATGGATATACAGATAAAATGCAAAAAGTCTATGATAGGATTGACGTAGTATACTCCTCTTCCCAGAGAGAGTGCTTGCCCATGATCCAAGGAGAGTGTCTGTATCTAGGGATACCCTTCCATGGGCTACCAGAGAACATGAGATCACCAGAGGATTATATATTTGATGATCAGATCATTTTGCACAAATGGAAAGAACTTTTAGAATTATGAAAATACACGCATACATATTTACTTTTAATGAGGCAAAACTATTGCCTTTCGTATTAGATTACTATTCACAATATTGTGAGAAAATAACTATAGTTGATAATGAGTCTTGGGATAACACACCTGAGGTTGTTGCTAAATATCCAAAGGCAAATCTTGTAACTTGGAGTTCTGGCGGCAAGCTTGATAGTTACATGCTGTCTATGGTAAAAGGGCAGGTATACAAGAACAGCAGAGGTCAGGCAGATTGGGTGATCGTATGCGAGTGTGATGAGTTCCTATATGGATTTGAGCGTCTACAAGAGTTTAAGGACGCTGGAATAAAAATGCCAAATATTGAAGGATATCACATGGTCGATAGATCATTCCCAGAATATGATGGTAAGTTAATGACTGAAAAAATAACTTGGGGAATAAGAGAGCAAGTTATGGACAAGCAAATAATATTTGACCCATCAATAGACATTCAATATTCTTTAGGGGCTCATAATGCTATGTCTCCTCAGGCTCAAAGAGATACAACTAAGCCACCATTAAAGCTTCTGCATTACAAGTGGCTAGGGGTAGAGTATCTTTATGGAAGAAACAAACTTTACACCCCTAGAATACCGAAGGAACATTTACAGTATGGAATCGCTGAACATCATACTTTTAGTGAACAGAGTGTTCGGGATGATATTGAAAAGTTTATAAAGAATGGCTGTAAAGTAATATGACTATGTATGACTATGTGATAGTCGGTGCAGGAATTTTCGGTTCTGTTTTTGCACGCGAGGCCACAGATGCAGGCAAAACATGTCTGATAATAGACAAGAGAGATCATATAGCTGGGAATTGCTATACAAGCTCTTGTCTTACTGACTCAGGGGAAGCCATACACGCTCATATGTATGGCCCTCACATCTTTCATACAAACAATGAAAGAATTTGGAACTATGTAAACAAATTTTGTAAATTTAATAATTTTGTAAATAGACCAAAAGTTAATTACAAAAACAGTATTTATTCATTTCCAATAAATTTGTTTACTTTGTATCAGTTGTGGGGAGTCAAAACTCCAGGAGAAGCAAAGTTATTTTTAGAGTCTAAAAAAATAAAAATTTCTACTCCATCAAACCTAGAGGAATGGATATTGTCTCAAGTTGGAGAGGAAATTTATGAAAAATTTATTAAGGGCTATACCACAAAACAATGGGGAAGAACCCCTGATAAGCTACCTTCATTTATAATAAAGAGGTTACCGATAAGATTGAACTTTGATGACAATTATTTTGAAGATATTTATCAAGGTATCCCTGAAAATGGTTATACAGATCTTTTTAAAAATTTAAATGAAGGAATCGAAATTCAATTAAATACTGATTACTTCAAGAGTAGAGATTACTTTGATAGTATTTGTAAGAAAGTAGTTTTTACTGGGAGTATTGATGAATTTTATGACTATTGTTTTGGCGAGTTGGAATGGAGAAGTTTAAGATTTGAAAATGAAGTTATAAACAGTGAAGATTATCAAGGCAATGCAGTGATAAATTATACTGAACTTGAAATTCCTCATACTCGTATAACGGAACATAAACATTTTACCTCTTCAAAAAATTCAAGAACTATAATCACAAAAGAGTTTCCTCAGCAATGGGATAAATCAAAAGAAAAGTTTTATCCTGTAAATGACGAAAAAAATAATAAACTCTACGAAAAATATAAAAATATGGTTGATACGACTAAGTTTATATTTGGTGGTAGATTAGCCGACTACAAGTATTATGATATGCATCAAGTAATTGGGTCTGCATTAGATAGATGGAGGAAAGAATTAGTATGAGTGATTATGAAATTCATGTTGTTACTTTGTTCAAAGGACCAGATGCTTGGCTTCAGGAGTGTATAGATTCAGTAAAAAATCAAACAGTCTCCTCTGTCCACCACATTGTGGTTGATCACGAAAATAAAGGCCCAGCCAGAAATCACTTTGAAGCAATTCAAAAAATAGATCCAAGAAAAACAAATATAGTCATTCATTTAGATGGTGATGATAAACTTATTGATTTTAAAGCTTTTGAAACTATTTTAAATGTTTACAAGGAAAATGAAAATGTCTGGGCGACTTATGGAAATTACATATCAGACGTTGGCTCTATTTGCAGACCTATGGATTGGAGAGGCTTTAGAGAGTCTATAGTGAATGGGGGGTGGTGCTATTCTCATCTAAGAACATTTAGAGCATCCCTCATTCCTCACATAAAAGACACTGATATGAAAGACTCTTCTGGGAAGTGGTTAACCGCAACCGCAGACGCAGCCATATTCTGTCCAATATTAGAATTATGTGGGAAAGATAGAGTAGCTTTTTTGAATAGACCATTTATGTATTACAGACTTCATTCTAACAATGAGCATTCAACACCTGAAAAGCTTAAAGAGCAAATTCGATGTGCTCTAGAGGTTGTAAGAAAGCCTTGTAACAATAGATTACAAAACTAACATTTTATGATAACTAGTTATATTCAAGGAGGTTTAGGAAATCAACTATTTCAAATAGCTGCTGGGCTATCCTTAGCAAAAAATATAAATGTTGATTTTAAATTAGTTAGAGGGCAACATAATTTACCTCAACAAGGAACAAGGATTGATAATTACTATTCAAATATATTTAAAAATATAAAATTATGTGATGAATTACCAAAAAATTTAATACCATATCATGAAAATTTTTTTAGTTATTCTGAGCTTCCTAGAATTGATAATATAGCTTTAGTAGGGTATTTTCAGAGTGAAAAATATTTTAACTATAATTCACATTATATTAGAGATATTTTTGATTTTCCTTATTTAGAAACTAAAGAAGGTTATGTTTCTGTCCACTTCAGACAAGGAGATTACAGAAAGAATCCAGCTTTTCATCACATACAGAATGTAGATTATTTCCATAAAGCTATAGAGACTGTAGGTCATTACAAAAAATTACTAATTTTTTCTGACTCAGAGATACCAAAAGAATTTAATTTTAAAAACATGGAAATTATAAAATCATCAAATGATTTAGAAGATATGTCTATAATGTCATCATGTGAACATAACATAATAAGCAATAGCACATTTAGTTGGTGGGCGGCTTGGTTCAACAAAAATGTTAATAAGAAAATTGTTGCACCTAAAATTTGGTTTGGACCTGAAGGTCCAAAAAATTGGAATGACATTTATTGTGAAAACTGGTGTGTGATTTGATTATTTCATTTTAGTAAATTTATGAATTATTACTCTCAAATAGGGCAAGATAAATGGGTTTGTGAGAAGTTGAATTTTCTCAAAAATGGAACTTGGTTAGATATTGGATGTCAAAATCCTATATACATAAACAATACTTACGCAATGGAGAGTCAATTATCATGGAGTGGGTTATCAATAGATATTGATACTGCTGCAATAAATTCTTGGACTCAGAGTGGAAGAAATTTGAGTCATTTAATTAACGCTGATGCATTAGCTCTAAATTATGAAGAGCTTTTACACTCTTTTAATTTTCCAAAAGTGATAGATTATTTGTCAATGGATTTGGAACCTCCGACTCTAACATTGAAAGCGTTATACAAAATACCTTTTAACAGTTATAAGTTTAAATGTATAACTTATGAAACTGATGCTTATAGAAATTTAGGAACAGAAACTCCAGCAAGAAATTATCTTATGGATCAAGGATATGTGTTAGTAGTTCCAAGTCAAACTCAAAGCATTCCTCAAGATGATTTTTGGATGCACTCAGACTTTATTTAACAAGAAAAATGAACAATCAAGCAAGTATAAGTGATACTTTTAAATATAAAAATTTCTGTAAGCTAGCAGCAGAAAATGAGTATGTTTTTAAAAATTTTAAGAGATATTCAGAATATACAGAAATATTAGAGCACTGTAATTATCAACAAGGGAAATTATATTCTGAGTGGTGCTTAAGTAGTAAAAATTTTACTACAGAAAAACTCTTAATTGCAAAATCTAATGATTTTGTTGGTAATCCTGTAATTGAAGATTATGGAACTCCTATAGGAAAAATTAGTCCAAGTTCATTAAGATATTTAAAAGTCTTATTGGAGCTTGAAATTTTATTTGGTAATTTAAATGGAAAAAACATAGTAGAGATTGGAGTTGGGTATGGAGGCCAATGTAAACTTATAAAAGATACATTTAAATTAAACAGTTATACATTAATTGATTTAGAAGAACCTTTATTGTTATGTAAAAAATATCTAAATGACAATAATTTAAATTATTATACTATGAATCAATTAGATAATAAAACTCAATATGATTTAGTAATAAGTAATTATGCATTTACTGAATGTAACAGAGATGTTCAATTAAATTATATTAATTCAATTTTAAAAAATAGTAAAAATGGTTATATAACATACAATAATGTATCTCATTTATTTGATATAAATTCAATATCTAAAGAAGAACTTAAAAGTGTTATCCAATTTAAAGAAATTGAAGAGTATCCATTAACATCTAAAGATAATAAAATTTTAATTTGGTGATTCAATTGAGAAATATAGTAAAAATTAGATGCAATGAAATAAATCATCCAGATTTATTTGATTTTACAGCGACTAAGTTTATAAATGGTTTTAAATATAATAATTTAAATTACATAGAAATTAATTCTTTAAAAAACGTAGAAATTTTAAATAGTAAAGAAAATATTATTTTCATACCAAGTTATGCTGTAAACACCCATAATGAGCATTTTTTAGAATATTTAGGAAAATCATTACCAGAGTGTGTTTTCATTTGTTTTCATTTTAGTTTTCATCCAAAAATATTAGAAAGAATGCCATTTAAAAAATATATTTTAACTGGACAACATCATATTTTTAAAAGAGATGTTTATAAATTTTATTTGGAAAGTTACAAAGATCCTCGATGGATCCCATTCAAATTTGCGGCTGACATGGATCCAAACAAAGTTGGAACTTTTAAAAGAGCAGATATATTTAAATCTTTTTTTATAGGTCCAACATATGCTGATGAGTATGGTATGAAATTTAGAAGTTTTATGCCACAACCATCATTTCTACATAATACTTTTGGAGTTCCAATAAAAGAAGAAGATAGAATAAAAGTAATTTTATCAAGCAGAACTTGTCTTGGATTCCATGCTAAAGATAATATATTAGATGGTAATGTGACTGAAAGGGTCTTTGAGGGTCTGGCATACGGAAATAATGTCATAAGTGATAATCCAGCTTGCTCAATTGCTACCGATGGCGTATGCCAGTATATTGAATCTGAATCATACATGATTGAAAATATTGAAAAAGCTTGGTCTGATGATTCTTATTTTAAAGAAAAGCAAAGAATTGGATATGAGTTTGCAAAAAGAGAAGGTTTATATTATCACAGAGCAAAAGACTTTTTAGAGAAAATAAATTATTTATATGGATAAAATTTTAGTTACTGGTGGGAGTGGTCTGGTTGGGAATGCATTACAACAATGCAGAGGTAACTTTATGTTTCCAACAAAGAAACAATTAAATTTATTAGATAGAAATCAAGTATTTGATTTCTTTAGTAAGAATGAATTATCTACAGTAATTCATGTAGGAGCTAGAGTAGGTGGAGTTGCAGCTAACACAAAATATGTTGCAGATTTTTATTCTGAAAATATATTGATAAATACCAATATTATTGACGCTTGTGTTAAATTCAATATAAGAAAATTGTTGTGCTGCTTATCTACTTGCGTGTATCCAGATCAAAATAAAGTTTTGTGGCCTATTACAGAAGATCAACTTCATAATGGTGAACCCCACGAATCAAATTTTGGATATGCTTACGCAAAAAGAATGGTTGATGTCCATCTAAGAGCAGTGAGAAAACAATACGGTTTTAATTACATATCAGTAATTCCTAATAATTTATACGGTGAACACGATAATTTTGATTTAAGCAATAGTCATGTATTACCTGCCTTAATAAGAAAAATTTGGGAAGCTAAATTAAATAAAAAACCATATTTTGAAGTTTGGGGTGATGGAGAAGTGTATAGAGAATTTACTTATTCAAAAGACATAGCAAATGCTATGCTCTTTTGTTTAGAGAATTACAAAGATGATTCCCCTATAAATATAGGAAATACTGAGGAATACTTACTGAAAGATGTAATTAAACTACTTAAGAAACATTTAGATTATAGCGGTGAAATAATTTTTGATTCTTCAAAGCCTAAGGGACAAGTTAGAAAACCAAGTTCAAATACAAAACTTTTGCAACTTGGTTGGGATAAATCTAGATATACACAGATTGATATTGGTTTAAAGCAAACTTGTAATTGGTTTAAAAATAATTATCCAAACGTAAGAGGAGTTTCGACGGTATGAAAACAGCAGTAATTACTGGAATTAGTGGGCAAGATGGGTCTTACCTTGCAGAATTATTATTATCAAAAGGATATAAGGTTGTTGGTGTGCTAAGAAGACACTCCTCACCTGAGTATCAGACAACAAGGCTAGACTCCTATGGATTAAAAGATAAAATAAATTTGGTTTATGGAGATGTAACAGATTTACCCTCTTTGATTAGAATTTTTTCAGAGCATGAGCCTGATGAGATTTACAATCTAGCCGCCCAGGCTCATGTAAAAATTAGTTTTGATCAACCCTCCTACACTACTGATTCAATAGTGTTTGGAACCTTAAACGTGTTAGAGGCAGCAAAAGCTATATGCCCTAATGCTAAAATTTATTTGGCTGGTTCATCCGAAATGTTTGGAAATGAACGTGATTCTGATGGGTTTAGAAGGGAGACAACAAAGATGGTCCCTGTTAGCCCGTATGGATGTGCTAAACTTTATGGTTTTAATTTAGGGAAAGTATATCGTGAATCATACAAAATGTTCATTTGTAATGGTATTTTGTTTAATCATGAGTCTCCTAGAAGAGGGTTGAACTTTGTTACAAACAAGGTTGTTGAGGGGGCAGTTAAAATAAAACTTGGAATTAAAAAAGAATTAGCTTTGGGTAATTTAAAGGCTACTAGAGATTGGGGTCATGCAAAAGATTACGTGGAAGCTATGTGGTTAATGTTACAGACATACTTCCCTGACGATTATGTATGTGCAACCGGAGAAGCCAGATCCATTGAAGATCTTTGCCAGATGGTATTCTCTAAGTTAAATTTAAATTACAAAGATTATGTAATTGTCGATCCAAAATATTTTAGACCTTTTGAGCTTGATGACCTACGCGGGGATCCAATTAAAGCTAAATTAGTTCTTGAATGGCAACCAAAATATACTTTTGAATCTATGATTGACGAAATGATTGATTTCTGGTCAATAAAATTAAATTTAAAGTAGCTTATTTTTCAATAAATAATCAGATTAAGTCGTAATTTTAATTAAAAACCCCTAAATATTTCTTAGAAGAGAGGTATTTATGGGCACAGAGACTGAGACATCTAGATTAATAGATAGTTCCTTAATTAAGATCGAACTTAGACTTAGCGAGCTTGAAAAACGCTTAGATAAGACTAAAATAGATAAATTTTTTGAATTAGCCACTCGGTTTGCTCTCCCATTCATTATCGCACTTGGTTCTGTTGCCCTCACCCTCCATAACCGAGTATCTTATCTGGAAACAACAGCCTTTAACCGCTATGAATACCAGAAGGAAATGAATGAGATTAAGATGCAACTGGAAAGGATCAAAGATACAGATCCTTGGGCTAGGGAAGCTTTCACCAAAGTCGATGTAAAGTTAGACGCTTTACGGGACAGCGTTGATAAGTTAAAAGAGAGAGTTATTCGGATCGAAACAGCAGTTCCTCCGAAATAGTTCTTGAATCTAGGTAAGCATGTCCTATACTTGGGGCATGCAAACTTTTCTCCCTTACAATTGTTTCTACGAGTCCGCACGGTCGCTGGACTACCGTCGCCTTGGCAAGCAGCGTGTCGAGGCTATGCAGCTTGTAAACAGCACTTACAAGCTCATGCAAGATCCCGCTGCCAAGGTCGGTTGGGCCAACCATCCTGCTCGCACCATGTGGACGGGCTACATAGACGCTCTGAAGCACTACCACAACGTCGTAGTAGAGGAGTGGATCAGCCGTGGCTTCAAGAACACCATGAAGCTCTACGAGCTTCCTAGCTCCATCGTGCTGCCTCACTGGCTTGGAGACGATCAGTTCCATGCTAGCCACCGTGCCAATCTGATCCGCAAAGATCCTGCGCACTATTCCCAATTTAACTGGTCAGAATCCCCAGACATGCCCTATTATTGGCCTGTATGAATA